CAATTTCTTATTTTTCTGAATAATTTAAACATAATCTATTTATTATTATATACATTTACATGAAATAGTTTCAATTATTCTTTGCTTTTTTGACCAAGATATCCACTATGATGCCTTTGTGAATATGCTTTTTTGGTAAATTTAATTTTCTTTATTAATTCTACAATTAAAATATCTCCTATTACTTTCATTAATGTTGTGGATGTAGTTGGTGTTAAACCTAATGGGCATACTTCTTTTGTATTTCCAGTATGAATAGTTATATCAGATTTATTTGCCAAAATACTATCTTTATCACCTGTGATGCAAATAATAGCTATATGAGGATACATGTTTTTTGATAATTCAATTAATTCTAATATTTCTCTAGTTTTACCAGAATTAGATAAAAGAATAAGAATATCATTTTGTTGAAGTATACCTAAATCTCCATGTTGAGCTTCACTAGGATGTAAATAGACAGAAGGTGTTCCTGTTGAATTAAGAGTAGATGAAATGTTTAATGCTATTTGACCAGCCTTTCCCATTCCTGATAATATAACTTTACCCTTAGATCCTACACCATGAACCTTTTGTTTTATTCTATTAACTGCTAATTCAAAAGAAAAGTTTACAGGAATATTTTTTATTTGTGTTGCTTCATATTCTAGTAATTCCTTAATTGATTCTTCCATTATCTCAATGATACCTTACCTTGTAAAACATCCATCCAATGATCACACATTTCATGCATCATAGATTCAAAAGTATATTCTGGTTTCCATTTTAAAGTTTCTCTAATCTTTGTTGAATCTCCTTTAAGATAAGGTAATTCTTCAGGTCTCATATATTTAGGATTTTGTGAAATGTAATCCTTATAGTCTAAGTCTAAATATTTAAATACCAATTCACACATTTCTCTAACTGAATGAGTTTCCATTGTTGATACTACAAAATCATCAGCCACATCATGATTTAACATTGCATGCATTGCTTTAACGTAATCTTTAGAATGACCCCAATCTCTGTAAGAATCCATATTACCTAATTCTAATTTATCTTCTAAACCTAATTTAATTTCACATGCACGTTTAACAACTTTATTAGTTACAAAGTTACTTCCTCTTCTTGGTGATTCATGATTAAATAAAATTCCGTTTACTGCATGTAGTTTATGAGCTCTTCTATAATGTCTTACTATATTATACCCAAATACTTTTGAACAACCGTAAGGAGATACTGGATTCATAATACTACTTTCTCTCTGAAAGCCATCATCCTCAACAGTTAAACCAAACATTTCAGAAGAAGATGCTTGATAGAATTTAGCATTAGGACATGCTCTTCGGTATGCCTCTAATATATTTAATACACCTACAGCATTTGTTTGAACTGTATATTGTGGTACATCAAAACTTATTCTTACATGACTCTGTGCTGCTATGTTATAAATTTCATCTGGTTGAATTTGCTCAAGTAATCTTTCTAAACTTCCTTGATCTGATAAATCACTGTAATGAGTTGTAAGTTGACCACTTTCATATGCAGTTGTTAACCTAGCAGATTGATTTTCTGATGTAGAATTTCTTCTTACAGTTCCATGAACTTCATATCCTAGTTCTAAAAGATATTCGGCAAGATAAGATCCATCTTGTCCATTAATTCCTGTTATAAATGCTTTTTTCATTTTCTTAATTTGTTATTTAGTTTGTAAATAAGGATCAACTCCTTCTTTTTTATTAAAGACTGCCATTTTTGTTAAATCTGGCCAATCTGCGATAGTCCATTGTCTTGGTTTTTGTTTTACTGCTTCATCAAAATAATCTAAACCTAACTGAGCAGTTTCAGGTGTCATATAATAATGGTACCCATATGTTTCAATATCTTGATCTCGCCATGGAACATCTGGTAACCTTCCATCATATGACATTTTCTTTAGTGCAATTGCATCTTCTTTATTATCACAAAGTATAGCTCCGCCTCTACCTAATGATAAATGCTTTTGAAATTGAAAACTCAAACACATAAAAGATCCTGGTATATAACTATCCTTTTTCCATAAAACAGCTGCATCATAAATAGGTTTAAGATGTTCATTTACTTTATAATAATCTTGCCACTCTTCATCTCTCCACTTTAGATTAATGTTTAATTTATTTGCAAGAAAAGGTACTGATATGTAAGTTCTTTTAGGAACAGTAATTGTAGTTATATTTTGATGTCTTAAACATAATTCTATACCATGAGTACATGCATCTAAACATACTACATAAGGTGCTCCAAAAAATTCAGCAAGTTGTTTTTCTAATTGTGTTACAGTCTCAAAGCTCATGTTATAATTTGTTTTATTATATATTATATAAGATAAATGATGATTGTTTATTATAAATTATACAGTGTGTTAATTTTAGTAGATAATAAAGTAGCAACATTTGAAATTGCAGATATATCGGCTCTTAATAAAAAGTTACACATACTTAAAGTATAAATTTCTTTAATACATTCTTTACTTAAATTATATTTATGAAATTCTCTATTATTTCGCATCCTATCATTTTCATCAGTCTGAGGATCATCATCACTAGCCCTAAAAGCTTCATGATATATTATTGGTATACTTATATGTTTACTTACTTCCTCTATTGCTCTATGATCATCAGTTGCTATAAATAATTGTTCTATGTTTGGATTTTTATTTAAAATTTCCTGTATCCTAATTAAGTATTTAGATAAAGGAGATACCTTATGATGGTGTAACATATCGGTTAATCTTATCTGTACACCTAAAGTTATTTTATCTCTAAGGTTATTATTATAATAAGAATCTAATTCGTTCTGAAGATAATCTTTTAATTTAAAGTTGTTATTAAATCTATATTGCAAATCACTGTAATCAACTAAAGGAACCTTATTATAATTTAAGAATGCCTTCTCCGATTTATTAGTTACAATGTTATCTGTGTTAGGCTTTGCCATTTGATCATAATAATATTCCCAACAATTATGAGTATTAAATTTATTAAAATTGTCTTCAGTACATACACAAGAATTAGTTTCCATATCCACATATAAGTTATCATCTTTATTAGAAGATAACAAAGAATTGAGAGTTATAAAGATATTACCACCCATACCTACACCAGCAAATTTGTGAGCCGATGATACTTTGTGGAATTGTAAAATTTTATCCATTTATAGCAGGTTCTATGAATTGTTTAAAAATATAATCTTCAGCGCACAAAAGATCTTGTGCTCTATTATAATTATCTAAAATAGCAGCTTTCTTACTATTATATAAATCTACAGTTAAATCCTTAATATCAAAATCATCATCCATTATTATAATCCCATCAGTATTAAAAAAATCTCCAATGTTATCTATACCATAATAAACAGGAATAGTACCAGTCATAAAGCAATCAGTTAGCTTTTCAGTAAACATATTTGAATATGTTGCATTTTCCATTGCAATAGAAAAACAATAATCTTTTAAACCATCAGCTTTATCTTTTATAAAATTAAAACCGCTACCAAAATGATCAACTCCTAGTTTAGAATATTTTTCAATCATTTTTTGTCTATACTCATGTTCTTCACACATTACCTTATCAGATGCAATCATAGACACTAATTTACTTTTAGGATATATTTTACCTTCTGTTAAAAATGATTTACCAGAACATAATGTTAATTGAAAAATATCATCCATTTGGGCCAGCTCAGCATCATGTGTAAATACTTTAATAAATTTTTCTTTTAATTCTGGTATATTGTTTTTACACCACTCATAAAGAGAATGCTTTTCATCTTCGTATGATGGAGTACCATCTTCGAGAGTTATGTATTTTCGTTTATAATAATGCGACACTGTTTTAGATTCACAAAGCCATGCATATTCTTTAGTTTTTCTATAAATACTAGCAGTACGACCGATCATATATTTATCAATATGTATAGTTATATTAGCGCTTGCATAACCCTTTACCCATTCAACATATTTAGTAGGTAAACCTGTTGATGATATTGTATGCGTAAAGCCACCACCACCCATATTAATCTTTGTCTTTTTAATCATTACCTATTTCTAATCTTTTTGCATTTTCTTTAATTTTACTTCCGTCAATTACTTTTATTAACTTAGCAGGATTTCCTTTATATACACCCCAAGGAATAGTATCACCTATTAATAAACTACCAGCAGACAGTAAAACGCCTTCTCTTAAAATAGATCCTGGTAAAACCATTGCATTACTTCCAACATTAGAAAATCTTTCCATTATTACTGGTTCAATGATTTGTCTTCCTTTAAATTCTTTAGGTATCATAGCTCCGAATAAACCACTACCATCAAACCTATCAGAACCGCAAACAATTCTTGCACCAGCCATTATGTTATTAAAACCATCACATTTAAATACACCAGTCTTTCCTCCAATTATTGTAACGTATGGTGCAATATGTACATAATCACCTATCGTTGCATTTACTGTACAATAAACACCTTTATCAATAGCAACATGATTACCTATCTTTGGTTTTATTCTAAACTCTGCATCCTTATGTATAAAAATATCTTTATTATTCATATCCTAATTCTTTAGCGTGTTTTAAAATTATTTCTTTATCTCGTTTCTTAATTGGTTTTGCAGGACTACCAACATAAATAGTCCAAGGTTCCAAGTCTTTGGTTGCTAATGAATTCGCGCCTAAGACAGCACCTTCACCAAAGGTTACACCAGGCATAATACAGCAATTAACTCCACAACCAGAATATTTTTCAAATGTAATATCAGCAAAAACAACCTTTCGATATTTAGCAGGAATAGTTGGTCCTACTAAACCTTCACCAGTATAATCTTCACTACCTGCTACGATCTTTGTACCTGCTGCACAAAATGAAAAATCTTTAAATGTAACAGTTGTATTCTTCCCTCCTACACTTACTACATAAGGTGCAATATGAACATAATCACCTATATCTATTTTAGTAGAAAACTGAACTCCTTTATCTATAGCAACATGATTACCTATTTTGCTACCTTCTTTTTGTTTTATCCATACATCTTCATGAATGTAAACATCTTCTCCTATTTTCATAAAAATGTTTTGTCTAATTTTTGCCCTTCATAAGGTCCTGTTTTATATTCATAGACCAAAGTGTCATCTTCCATTATTTCATAGTTATGACCACCTTCTAATGTAAATGATGCATCGCCTGGGTTTAATATTGGTGTTGCAATAATCTGATCATCTATATCATAAAAGATACACTTAACACTACCTCTTATAACTATCCATGATTCTTGTGCAATTACATCTCTAGTTCGGTTTTTCCAAATATGCTTATGTGGTTTAAATGTTTTACCCTTTTCCATTTTTAATGTAGAGCATTGAATAAATTGTTCTTCAGGTATTAAATCAACTCTAGGTTCTGTTATTTCATCTACTCTTTGTATTAAATGTAATAGCTTAGTAGGATCAACTTTTGAATATATTTTTTCCATAATTTATTATTATATGTTTGTTTTTATTGTTTGTTTAATGTGGATATGTTATAACTTTTTATAATTGTATCAGAAAAAACTAAAGATGCATTAGCTACATTGCTAGTTCTATGTAAAAGGTATTTACATTTACTTAACATCATCATATCTAAAAATCCATGTTCCCAAAATTCTTTACTTTCATGATTTATTAATTGTAGCTTATATGAATTTTCAGATTCTTTTTCACATCTATTTAAATAATCAATAAATTTAATTCTATTACTATATTTATCTACTAGTTTTTTTATTGATTCATTATTGTCAGATGCTACAAATATTGTCTTAATCTCTTTATGTTCTTTTAATATTAAATCAATCCTTTTTTCAAACTCCTTAAAATTAAGAATACCATACTCTGGGTGAATTTTATCCATGTCTGTTAATCTAATATGAACACCTAATGCATTATTGAAATCTATTTTATCTTCTTCATTTTTAATAAGCATTTTCATTCTCTTATTAAATTTTAATTTTTTAGCCAATTTTCTTAAAAATAAAATATCAGGTTGATCTGCTTTTACTTCTACATTAAGTTTGGAATTTTCATTGGAGCCTGGTCCTGTAAAACCTTCTATGCGTTTATAATCTTCAGTTCTCTTAGGTTGATCAAAAATAAAATCAATCATATTTAAATCTTCAGGATTATAAGAGGATTCCATTTTATCAATCTTTACATATTCTTTTAATCCATTATCAAAAGTCCATGCTAAGTTTTGTTGAAAAAATATATTTTTAATATTTTCTCCATCGGTTTTAATTGCATCTTCTAACCATTTCATATTGTAAATCATTCCCATGACTAAAGAAAATATACCACCGGCTGCTACATAGATATGTTTTTTCATTTTAAATGTTTTGTATTATTTTCAAATTTTGTTATCATCCAACTATAATCAATAACTTGGTTATGTATATCACTAAAGCTATTTTCTTGTATAGCAGTTATAGGATATGTGCAATATGCATTTCCATTTTCTTGGCCATTTTCTGCTAACCATACATCTATTATTTCAATTACCTTTTTATCATATCCTTCTATAAGCTTATCATAAAATCTTTCATGATATGCAATAGCGTGAGTTGCAAAACCTTCTTTTAATTTTAAAAGATTAGAATTTACTTTTACTAAAGGAGTATGAGTATTGGTACCTAAGTAAAACAAATCCCATTCATGTTCTTTTAATTGTTCGATTGAATGATTAAAGTATTTATGATTAACAAACTTAACATCGTCCTCAAGTACTAACACGGATTTCCATCCATTGGCTTTTGCCATTTTTATTATACTTATATGAGAAGCAATACAACCATATTCACCTATTTTTATTTTTTTACCGTCACTTATATACCATTCGTACTCAGCCTGTGGTCTTTGTACTGCAGGAAATCTTTCGACTAAATCTAATATATTAAGTTCTTTAAAAATATCATTACATTTTTGTAACCTATCAGCACGCTTTTCTAAATTTATTAAAAATACTTTATCAAAATATTCAAATCCTTTTCTCATGTTTATAATTTTTTAAATTCTGCTGCTATATGATTAATAAATTCTAGCTTATTACTAGATTGCATGTTTCTAAACTCGCTCCAAATTTCTTCCATTTTAGGTTTTTCTGGATTAGACCCTCCCATATAAGCATGATACATATGATAAGCTTCTATAACTGGATCATTACAGCCTTCAATACCTGTTACTAATTGTAGCTTATGAAAAAAGAATGCATCTTCTGGTGAGTAGCTATGAAAGAATTCAGCATCATAACCACCAACGGCTTTAAAACTATTAGCATTTATAAAAATAGAACCACCAGGTGCACCTGGATTAGAATGAGGAGGATTAATACCAGGTGTAAGTGAATCTATTAATACTACACCATTAATTATTTGATCACTCATTGTTTGATCCATTACTAATATTCTTCGATATGCAAATGTTTGCAATGCGCACCCATCATGAACTCTATTAAGATTTTTAAAAATATCAATAAAATAAGATGGTGTCATTAATAAATCTATATCATGAAAAAGATAATACTTAGATGAATTACTGTAGAGTGAACCAACATTCATTGCCAAACATTTATTAAAAGGTTCTGTTGTAGATTTCTTTATCCAAATATAATTAGTATTACTTTCTTCACATAATAATTTATGCTTAGGGGTATCACTATGCTCAACAAATGTAATAGAATAACTTTTTTCTGAATGTTTTATAATTGCATCCTTTAAATGTTTAACTAATGGTGCATGAAAAGATTCCCTGTTCATAACAGGTATAATGATAGAAACATCTACAGGATTAATATCCTTTAAATAAAATTCACAATTTTTCTTTACCTGTGAATAATCTATTCTTTTTTGTGTATAGAGATTAATTAAATGGTTATCCATGAATCTGGTATAATGTTATTAGTTGGTTCATTTTTACTAAACCATTGATTAGGTCCAACTATTTTTCTATTTGGTTTATTATTTAAATAAGCACCCCACCATGAAAATGAAGAGCTTGAAATTATATTATGTGTACATTTAGATTGTAGGTAAAGTTCTACATAATCCTTTTCATTTTCTATAAAAATAAATTTATCTCCAATAAAGTTTTTCTTACACCATTCTATATCATCACTAAATATTAAATATTTATTTACATCACCAATAGCAGCTATGCCTTTATTAAAATAATCCATTTCCCTAGCTACATGCAAATCATATTTTAAATAATCACCTCGCCTTACATGAATTGAACATGTTGTATTATTAAATAAGTTATCATACCTTTTGAGTTTATCTTTTACAAAATCAGATGGCTGAAACAAATCTAAAATAAAATCTCTATTAGGAAAGTATTTTTCTGACTGAAAAAAACCATCATATAAAACATTATCCTTAACTACAAAACCTTCAAAGTGAAAAGGTACATCTATTTTATTATTAGGAGGATTATTTATTCTATTCCAATTAAATTTTTTAAATATCTTTTGATACTCAAATGCATGCTGTAAATCAGGATTATGATGAATATTTCCATTTAAATGATTAAAGTTTTGCTCTACATTCCAATATCCAGTTTGAAAATTATTTGCCTTACCTTCATATTCAACAAAAGCAATCTGAAACATCATATTCCCAATGCCTCCTTTTAATCTACATGTTATCATTATTCTTTTATTTTTTAATATTATCTTCTCTCATCATAATGGAATAATCTCTATTGCCATTTTGTACATTACTAAAACTTCTTCTTTGCCATGCCATTGGTGGATGAAATGCATATGAATTAATTAATGGCTGGACCCTTGAAGCTAAATATGTATCTACTGCCGTATAAAAGTTAGGTTCATTTTCTAAAATTGTATTAATAGCTAAATCATAACAAGTATCTTTTATAGCATAACATGTTGTGGTTATTAATCTTTTACAACCTAATACATTTGCTGCTACTTTATCAGGAATATATTGACCACCTCTTGTTTCATGTATTCCTCCTAAATATAAAAGATCCCAATCATTAGGTACTTGTTTAACTTGTTGACTAAATATACTTTGTAAGTTATCAACAAAATCACAATCATCTTCAATTATTAAAACATTTTTCCAATTATTAGCTTTTGCTAGTTTCCATACATTAATATGACTCGCCATACAACCAGCAGCACCTGGCCATGATTCTGGTTTAATATGATTCATTTTATCTTTACCAGGGGTATGGACCCAACCCATAGGATTGTTTGCTATCGCATCATATCTTTCTACTGCTATACCTGCCCTTTGGCATTGGTGAGATACTTCTTTCCACCTATCAGCTCTATGCTTTAAATTTATACATATAATTTTATCAAAATAACTATTAATCATATTATTGGTTTAATGTATTAACATCGTTTTTAAATCTCCTGCTTGCCTGGAAATGTTCTATTATAGGATCAGCTGTTGGATATATATGTTTCATACTATCAAATATAAAAGTATATTCTGGTGGAAGATTCTTTACTGCAAAGGTAGGATCTTCTCCTTTTATTGTATTAATCACAGTATCTAAATTCCACTGCTCCATCCTAGTTGATGCATTGCCTTCATTTATATTAATGTCTCTCCATAATCTACATAATCGTTGTGTCTTGTGATTATTCTCCATATAAATAGTACCACTTAAACATTCATTTTTTCTCCATTTAAAATCTTGCCATCTTACTGCAATATCACAATTATAATTATTAAATAGAATAGGCATCTTGTGAAGTACTGCATCGCAGTCAACATATAATAATCTGTGGTTTGGATATTTAATAAGCATATCTAACATAAAGCTAGCTTTAAATCTAGTATTGGCTTGCCAATTACCTAAAGTATTTACACCTATTATATCTTTTTCTAATCCTAACCTATTTAAGGATTGAATTAAATTCTGAGCCTCTTGTTCATATGGAGTGTTAACTGTATAATAACCTACCACCATTAAATCTTTTGGTGCATTAACTGGTATTTTACTATTAGGTATTACATTTATTGTTTTATTGTTAGCATGATCTTGGCTAATTATATCATAAAAAGATTCTGTTTTAATAAAAGGAGATTCAGCTAAAGTACTTTGTGAAGATAAGTTTATAATTTCTTGAGATCCTTTATGAGATTCTAATGCAGAAAAAAGAATTCTTTTATAATTACCAACACTTTTTCTAAATTGTATTTTATCAAATTCTGTGTATGCTTGGTGGAAATGTGTATGTGCACCATCTGATAAATCAAATCCTAATAAGTATATTTTTTTATAACCTAAGAGTAATGCTAATTGAATACCACAATGTCCACTATTGGATCCACTAGCAAAACCAACTACATCATTACTAAAACCTTCTATATTATTTGATTCTATAATGCCATTACATTTATGGAGATCTTCATACTCAAGCCCTCTTGTATCTGTAATCATACCATCTTTTAATTCCATATAAGGATGAGTCATATTAGCTACAAAATATACATGCTGTGTTTTTTGTCTAATCGATTCAATTGGTAATGTTCCTTTTGCAAAGTATGAATAATCTGTGGTTATAAAATATTTTGGGTTTTGGATGTATTCAACAGTTTTATTAATTGCAATAGTATCAAAGCCTGATAATAAATTAAAATCAAATCCACTCAACGAAGGACCTCCACCTACAACAAAACATATGTCATTAGTTATTGCTGGTAACTGATGAGCTTGTAAAAAAGAAATTGGAACTGGTAATGGAACTAATAAAGGATCCCTCCTAATTCTTTGTGAATGATTTGTAACTTTACTATGAGTCCCATCAGCTCTAACAGTTACTCTAGGAAATTGTTTCTTTTGATCACCATAAGATTGTGGTTCATGAACAATTCTTTTTATACTTCTTCTACTTATCATTTTAAAATGTTATTTTATTATTATACAACGTAGAATATAAACTTGTCTTTTCAGGATTACGATATCGTTTAAAAAATAAATTCTCCTTAGGTCCATCATGATCAGTAACATGTAAATGCCCTAATGGATTTCTACTTTTTGTTGAGCTTTGGAAAAAGTCAAAACCTATTAAATCTAATTGTAAAAAATCACATTGAGTATTAAAGAAATTAAAAGTACTAATTCCAGTAGAAGGTTTAGTAGAACCTAAATTAGATTTAAGAGTATGGTATATTGATGGATCTATATTATAGGAATTAAAATAAGATAATTTATCACTCCATATAATTGGACTTAAAATGTAATCTACTTTATTATCTTTAACAATATTACCTACTCTATCTGCAGACTTAATACCCATAGAAAGTATATTTGTTTTACTTCCTATAGAATCTTTATAATCTTGTGTTTGTAAATAACCGCTATTAATTCTTACTACAATATCATAAGCATCTATTAATTCTCCATGATTACTTTGGAGTAAACCAGATGAATTACCTACTATAATAATTTTCTTTCCTTTGCAATATTGTTTTATGCTTTCTAAGGATACCATTTTAATACGATTTGTATTATATATTAAACTAAAAAAGACCCCATAAATGGGGCCTTTTAATTACTTGTGTAAATTAATTACTCTCCAACTTTAGTCATTACTGGTTCTGCTGGTGTATCTCCATTTACAATAGGATCAGACTCAGTTCCTTCTTCTCCTTCTGGAGTTGGTGGAACGAATATTTTAATAGCTTTTGAAATAATCTCAGCATCTTCTAATGTATACGCGCCTTTTCCTTGTGCTATCCTAACAGCTTGAATTAAAACATTTAATGCTTGCTGACCAGTAAAATCACCTGTTGGGTTTACTTCTTCTGGGTTTTGGTTTTCTTGATTGTTATCCATGTTAACGTGTTTTGATTTTATTTTAAAATATTTATTATTATATATCGTAATTTCTATTTAGTTTCACTTTACATCTATAAAACTTTCAGTATCTTCTTTAATAGGTAATGTTAATGTTAACACACCATTTTCAACCTTTGCTTTAATCTTTTTTGTATTAACATCCTTTGGTAAAGTAAAGAGTTTATCAAATGAACCTAACCATATATTATCTTCGTTAGTAGAAATAATGCTTAATTCACCTTTTACCATTTTAACCTTTAGGTCTTCTTTAGTAAATCCTGGAACTGCCATTTCTAATGTCCAATCTTTTTCGTTTTTAATACAATGATATCCTTTAGATGGTTTAGTAAAGAAATTTTCAAAATCATCCCAAAAAGGATCTTTTAATAAATTATCAATATTATCATTAATTCTTCTTGCTTGTGCAACGGGTTTAAATCCGTTTAAAAATGTGTACATATTATTTAGTTTTTTATTAAAATAAAGATTCGTTTCCTTATTTAATATATTATACTGAAAAAACCGTGCAACAATGAGATTTCTGACATATTGTCTACTTTTTTACTTTTGCTATGTCAAGATGACCTTTTTTTACCACCATGATATTCATAACCATGACCTTCTGTTATTAATGTTTGATTAACATCCCACTGAACACCATCAGCATCCATAACATAAATCTGACCTAATATTCTACCATATTTACCTACACCCTCAGACTTAATTCTAAACATTCCTGGTTTACTACTGACTTCATTTAATAAGACCTTTAATCTCTCTTTAGCAGCTAGTCCTTTTTTCTTTTCATCTAAATCTCTAGTTCTGCTTTCCCATGTATCTATACCAGAAAACCTAATTCTTTTAAAAATCCAAATGTCAAAACCAACATCTATCATTGCATCAATAGTGTCACCATCTATAACCCTATCAAGTTTTCCTCTGTAAATATATTTGTTCATGTTTTCTTTTATTTTTATTAGCTAAAGTCTATGTATTCAACCTTAACTTCTTTACCTTCTTCAATAGCCTTAGCTATTTGTGGATATACTCTTTTATAAGCTGTTGTAGATGATCCAATAAATCCTTCCTTAGTTATATTTTGTTGAGAAGTATCTCCTAACAGAAGACAACCTGATGTATGTTCATCAGTGTTACCAGTATGCCAAAGAATATATTTAAATCCAGGTACATCTTGTACATGAATCATTCCTTTATGCATTGACCCATATCTTTTATCGTATTTTGAATTAAATCCTCCTTCGGTTCTTAACTTTAAAGTATACGTTCCTTTTGGTATTCTGGTTTCATGCATTACTTTTACTTCCCTATACTCATCCTCAAGGGTAAAACATAAAAACTTTCTACAATTATCTGTTACATCAAATAACATACCTAATGTAGAATCACTATGTGAGCTAAATCTTAATACTTCTAATTTCATTTTAATTTTTTATTTTACTAATTCTAATAGTTGAGCTAAAGTTTGTGTACCTAATTTTCTCTCTATTTGCTCGCCATCCTTTAAAACAATAAAGCATGGGATACTACGTACCCCATACTTTTGTGCTATATCAGATTCAGAATCAACATTTACCTTTTGAACAGTAACAGAAGACTTTTCTTTAAATTCTTCTACTATTGATTTCATTGCTTTACAAGGACCACACCAATCAGCTGAAAATTGAATAAGTACTGTTCCTTTTTTTTGAATCTCCATAATTTTAATTTAGTTATTTATTCTTAGATTTTGTTCTTTTATAATTTTCTTCTTCATAGACTTCAATTAAATCATCTACAATTGGATCTCTGTGATTATGTAATAATGTAAGAGAAGATAGATTTTTTATTTTAGATGATTGGTTGTACAAAAATCTAAAACCTGATTCGCTCTTACCTTTTAAATCAACTTGACCATCATCACCACATATAATCATCTTAGATCTTAAACCAACCCTGGTTACAATCATTTCCATTTGATCATTAGTTACGTTTTGAGCCTCGTCAACTATAACACAACTATCAACAAAGGTTCGGCCTCTCATAAATGAAACTGGTACAATTTCTATTTGTCCACTTTCTATATAAGGTTGTACTCTATCTTTTCCATATAAACTATACATGTTTTGATAAATTGGTTGTACCCATGGATCCATCTTGGCATGTAAATCACCAGGTAAAAATCCAATTTCTTCTTTTGAAACTGTTGGTCTTGTTATAATTATCTTTTCATAATTTCTTCTAAATAATCCATCTAAAGCAACTTGGCATGCTAATAGTGTTTTTCCAGATCCAGCCTTACCTGCTAATAATGTAATTGTGTTTGTTAATATTACATCCTTTGCTAGTTTCTGTTCTTCATTTAGTTTTAATTTAAATGTTATTGGATTTTTAGGTTTTCTCTTTTCACGGAAAACTTCATCATCGTAAGTATGTGCAGGCATATTCTTATTTTATTTTTAACCTTTCAACAGGTTATGCTAAAAGATTATGATTTTATCCCCTTACAAAAGGTCTTGAAGTCAATGCTGGCTTCACTACTTTATTAGAAGGTGATACATTGCTTGTTGGTATCACTATAGGATCTCCAACGGGGGTAATATGCGCTGCTTGAATTGGCTCTTCTACAATATCGGCAACTGCATTATCAGTATTAACTGTCTCAGGTGCGATTTGTACTTCTCCAATTGTTGCAGGAAAGTGTTTTTCTGAATTTTTTAGAATATCAATATCTGCTGACGGTTCAGTTATGGTTTCTTTAATTAAAACTTCATCACTAACATATGCAGTTGGTTGATTAGCATCAGTATCTTCAGGTCTAATATAATCAACTAATGATTTAATAAATCCTAATGCAATCAGAGGTAGTATAGCACCACTCACTATTGCTAAAATTCTTTTTTGGTATATTGGTTCTGCCTCTTCTAATCCAAATAATTCAATCCATCCCATATAGTTTTCTAAATTAATAAAAGCATGAAATGAATTTGCCATCATTTGAAATGAAGTTAATAATAAAAATAAACCCCAAACCATTGTTTTGTTTGTTTTATCTAAAATAATAATAGCAGCAAGAGAAGCGGCTGCTCCTATTTCAAATCCGATTGCTAATGACCATGACATTAAACCATCATGGCTTAAGTCAAAAAATGCAACGGAGTTTATCATTGATATTGTAGCTACTAAGAAGTAAAGGCTACAGAATATACTGATAATTGAAATGTGTAATAATCTTTCTTTTAATGTATTCATAATGTTAAAGCTTTTTAAGAACAGCCATCAGCACAACCATTTGTGTGAATTCGTGATGGTGTTATTCTAGCAACCTGTAAACAAGGTATACCAGATGTTTCCGATGTACCAGCGGTTGTTAATTCGGTTAATAAAATTTCGGCAAATATACCACTTGGGCTTGTTTTGGTACAGGCAGGATCTAAACATAATCTAACCAGACCTTTATTAACAATTTTTTGTGCTGAGTTTGTATATTGTAAGATGGTCATTAATAATCCTTTACACCCAGTAGGAATAGCTGGCCACCAAAAATTAGCTACTGTACAATCAAATTCATTATACAACATAATTTGAATTTCAGTATAAGTAGTTAAGTCGAGAGGTAATCCTGCTTTATCAAAAAACTGTATATCAATACAGCCATTAGTTCCTTGCATTATTACAAGAACACAATCAACTTGAGCGATAATTCTACCACATAAAGTTAATGCACATTTTGGATCTCCGTTTGCTGGTGTTGGTACTCCAGGTATTATAGGTGTATTAGCCACATTTAGTTATCTTTTTCTTCTAGTGCATTGATAGAAATTCTTTCTTTATCAGAAATTTCTTCAATTCTTAGAGTTTTCCAAGCCGGTACTTCTTTAATAAGTTTAATCATTTCGGCTTCATTAATTAATTGTGAAGCTAATGTATCAATCTCAGCATTCATTATTCGTTGTTCTTTTTTAATTAATCCTACCTCAGAATCAATACTGCATGATTTAAAATAAGATAATAGTAATAATACGATAATTACCTTAATACCATGATCTGCAAAAAATTTGTTAAATGTATTCATTTGTTTATTATTTAAATTGTTGTTTTGGTTTTGCTGTGAGTTTCTCCCCTGCTGGAGCTCTGTGATAAACTTGAGTTGACCAGGGGTCCTTATCGGCACATTGGCAAGATGAGATATGCTCCCCGCACCTGGCGCAATCTTCTGAAACATCCTTGAGTTCATCTTCTATTTCTTTTTCTAATTTCTTATCTATTCCGCTATGATCACCTTCTTTATGATCTTTTTCTATTTTATCTCCAGCCTTCTCATGAGATTTATCTCTAACTTCTAAAAGAAAATCTGCGTACGTTCTTATAAACATTGAAATTTGATTTTTTTTATATATTCGGTTCAAGTATGTACTTCTTATGAAATTCTTTTACCAACCCTAAAAACATTTTGCCATATTTAGTTATATCATCAAATGTCATTTCAAAAACTTGTGGAAAACCATCAGCTTCATTACTTATCCAAATTTCGCCACCTTGTGGTTTTCTGTTATGCATTTCCCAATATGCTAATGAGTATGCTGCAATTTGCATTTTATAATTTTCTATCCAATCTTCTCTTTTTGCTTTTTTAGATGATTTAAAATCTAAGATCACTAGATGCCCTTTTTCATTTTCATAAATAATATCTACCCTACCTGCATAACCTCCCATCTGAGGTGAGAATAAGGTATCCTCAATAGACACTACATTGGCAATGCGATCAAAACATTTACCATTATAAAAATTAAAGAATAATTTTCTTCCTATATTTGTTTCTTCTTCAGTAAAACCATTTTCTTTTACAAATGGACCAATAAGAGTTTGTGCATCGATTAATCTTTCTCTAATAGTTTCCTTTGTAGATCCTAAAAAGTATTCACAAAATTGATGCATTACAGTTCCACGATTTGATGAGAACTTAGATATGGCATCAGCCTTTTCATTACCTACTCTTTTTCTCCATGCATCAATACCAGACTTATCAGTCATTGCACCTAAAATTGTTGTTACTGATGGATATTTTTTACCTAATCCAATATTATAGTATCTTTTACCATTTATTGTTTCAGTTGTTGCTAATGATTGTTCTGTAGACATAATCTGTTTATTATTATATGTAAAAATGTAATAAAGTTTAAGACAAAAAAACCGGTAACAATTAAGCTACCGGTTTTAATAAGTAATATGTTATTAGAATTTCATTCCGAAACCTAACATCATGTTTGTTGTTTTTTCACCTGAGTGATAAACAAGTTTTGGTTCTACAAATATTCCTTTATGAACTGTGAACATTTTACCTAAACCTAATGAAAGGTTATCAGTATCAAATTCTGGCATAGCTGCATACAAGAAAATATCTTGTCCTGCTACTGTCATAAAATATCTAGCATGTATATCAATTGCTAAATCTTGAGAAGAGTCAGCTTGTGATACAGCTAATCCAACCATTACTTTATTAGATACTGCGTATCCTAAAGTTGGTTCTACTGACAAATCAGTCCAAGCAACGTTTGCAACGTCTCCTGTACCTACATACCAGTCTCCTTTTACATTTTGAGCTGTTGTGGATAATACCATTCCAACTACTAATGCTAAACTTAAAATTAATTTATTCATCTTTTAAAATTTTTTTTATTATTATTTAATATTCGGGAATTATTCCCTAACATAGAAAACTATTTCCTATGTATGTTGTTAGCCTTTCGGCTCTAAAAAATCCTGTTCTTCTTCTTTCGTTGCATAACCTAAATCTCTCTTGCATACTGAACAATATCTTTTAATAGATTTGTCTCCATTAAAGTTTATGATCACTCCTTCTTTATGACCACAGCTTGTTTGAATAATTTCTTTTTCTTTTTCTAATTCTTTTAATTTATTTTCAATTTTGTTAACATTATTTAAAATACTAGGGTTATCATCTCGTTCCATATTTCTGATATTTTTTCACTGTAAGATTCTACAAATACATAGGCAATTCTTAAAAGAAATACCAGTATTAATGTCTTTGTTAAAGATATAATTAATGGCCATGTTTTAAAATATTCTCTGTCAGGAGATAATACTAAAAGAAATGAATCTGAATCTGGTATAGGTTCAAATTCTGGTGATACATAATCAGCTATTCCTAATTCTAAGAATAATTTATCATGTTCTCTTAATTGCATTAACACGTATCCTTCTTGAGAGACTGGAGTATTTGCTACTTCTTCTGGTAAATTAATAACAGTATAGATTCTACCTACCCAATCAACTCGGAACCCTTTTTCTAAAAGTTTTACCTGGGCTCCTTTAGCAATCTTTTTAATTTTATTCCAGATTACTAATTCTTTATATAATTTTAATATGTACATGGTTTTGTTTGTTAGTTATGTATTTATGCTTCTGAAAATACTTTCATACTTTCTAGTTGTTTTCTGACTATTTTCCTTCCTCTAAAAATCCTGTTCTTAACAGTTTGTAAGTTTATGCCTTTTTCGCTATCAGACATAATGTCTAAAATATCATTATAAGATTTTTTATTTAAGAATCTTTCTTCCATAAATCTTTTATACATTGGAGGTAAAGCCTTTATTGCTTCTGTTGTTAATCTTACCTTTTCAACTAAAAGATGTTCAGCTGCCCAGTAATCATCTTCAGTAGACCACGGCATTCCATTATTAGGTTCTGCGTTAGGTAATAAAAATGTTGGTGGATCAATACCTTTATCAGTAAATGCATTCATACTTACTTTTCTATTTCTATATCTAATCCAACCTATGCATTCATTATAAGCAATACGATATGCCCACGTTGTAATTTGATAATCTTCATTATATTGATCAATTTTTAAATACACTGTAGTTAAAGTTGTAGATACAATATCTTCAGTAACATTAGGATCTTTTACAATATTATTTACATATGATCTTAAGCCTGGTCTCATCTTAGCATATAGTTCATTATAAACACTTTCTTTTCTTGTCTTTTTAAACTCTAATGCAAGTTCTTTGTACGTCTTTTTTGTTTTTTTAGCCATTTATAAAATCTTTTAAAGTTAGGTAATTTACTGGTGAATATCCCCAAAAGTCAGTACATACGTTAAATCTACTTTCAATTGTAAGATTGGTTTTATGAGAGAATACTGTATGACCATGCATATGAATAGTTCCAGAATCTTTGCCATTCCATACCGCTAATGGATAATGACAAATAATACTATCAAAATCAATTAATTCAACAATTGATTTCTTCATAAATTCTGCCTTAGGAAATTCATCTATGATTTCTTCCAATGCTTCATCTTGGCTACCTTTTAAAAAATAGATTCTACCATTTAATTTTTTAAGTACCTTACGAGCAGTTGTTGGATCCCATGCAAAATTTCCTAAATGAAATACCACATCTTTTTTCTTTACTTTTTTATTCCAATTTTTAATTAAAGCAGAATTCATATCTTCTACATTATCAAACGGTCTGTTTGCAATCTGAAGAATCTGTGGTCTACCAAACCATGTATCGGATGTAATATAAAAATCTTTTGGTATTTCTTTATTCATATAATTAGTTTACAGTGTATTGTTTCATATAATACAGTATAAATATAAACAATTTAATTGGGATCTGAAAACTTTTTAAGAACTTTTTTCAAATATTATGAAAATCTTTTCTTATCTTTAGCTAAAGTCTTAGCAATTAGCTCTTTTGAATAATTATTTAATTCTTTCATTGACTGAGAATCAATAGGTTTTTTATAAAAGTCTTCATAAATACCTTTGTACATTTCTACTGTACTATCAAAAGGAACGCCTGGTTGAGCATTTGATTCAATAACATAAACTTTTCCATCTTTACTTTTCATTACATCAAAACATATAAAAGGAAACTTTTCATATATCTTGGAAAATCTTTCTAATACTTTAGCATAATCCTTAGGTAAATCTTTTATATCTCTTCTTTCATATTGAAATGACATTTCTTCATTAGCTCCACCTTTACCAGTTTTAGCCTTTTCATTATCTGGTGTTCTTGCCATCCAAAAGATAGGCTTACCATTAAAATTCATAAAACGATGTTCTTCGGCTTTATCAACAAACTCTGAATATGTATCAAAGATCTTTTCATCAGCATCTTCCAATAATTCTGGTTTATCAAATATTTGAATACCCATTCCTGAATGACCTTCTGATGGTTTAGCAATAATAGGAAACTTTAAATTGCTTAATGCTTCATTTTTACTAAATACTGTTTTAGGTATTGCATCATCACCTTCAACTAATTTATGAAATTCCTTTTTAGAACCAGATAATTTAATATCTTTAGGATGATTATAAATATTTTCTTCTTTAATCCTACCTTCTTTTAATAATTGATTAACAATATCACTTTGGTAATTTAATATAGGATAATCAGGATTAATATCAAGCTTATCTATATTATTCTCTGTAATTTGAGTAAAGTATTTATCACCAGCAAAACCTTTATAACTCCACCATCTTTGTCCACTGCTTCTTTTAGTTGCAAGATAAACTTTTTTTAATGCCGAATCATTTGCTGCTGATTCCTTTAGTAAATCTTCTCTACCTAATTGTCTATATACTGCTTTTCTGGTTTTTTCCATCTTTTCAGCATACTTAGGATCACTCTTCTTATTAAAAACTACCTGTTGATTTAAAGATCCAGTTATTTTTCTTAAATCTTTATTTCTAGTTTTAATTAACCATGCGGCCAAATCCTTAATAGAAAGATCTTTAAATCTACCTTCAGCATCTGGTGCATCAGAGTCATGCCACTCTGGTGCTCCTTTAGGTTTTTTCTCTAATAAGAATTGTTCAAAAAGTTTTAGATATTTCAACACGAAGATTTATTTTATTATATATCGTTGCCTCTACTGTTAAGTGCTAACCATTTAAATAATGAATCATCTATTGCATCTGCATTAACATTATGGGAACCTAAATTAATATCTAATTCTAAAAGATTTAAATTATCAGTAGGATGGCCTTTTATGGTAATTAGATTTTTATTTAAAGGTGGATAAGACATATGAGAAAAAGGTGTAGTTAACATTTCTTTTACTAAATTAAAATGTCTTTCATAAATATGTAAAGAATGAACGATATGAGTATAAGAACCCATTTTTAAATCAGGATAAGTTAATCTTAAATGTTTTAACATTTGCTGTTGTAATAAACAAAAGAATGCTACATCAGTTGCTGTACCTAATACTAAATCATTAGATCTCATATCAACTGTAAAGTTTAATCTATTATCTCTGATTTGAAATATACCATTAAGAGTACATACAAAATCTTTATTACCTTTCCATTGGTGTGATGGTTTATTAAAATGAATAATTGATTGCCTTGAGTCTTTATCTTCAATCAAAGAATCTAATGCCCATTGGTATTGATTTCTACCATCAGAAAGAGGTTCGTTAAATATAAGATTACCATAAGCAGAATTTACAGTACCATCACCATTATCTAATTGTTTCCAGAATTTAGAATACTTACTTATAAAATCAATATCCTTTCTTCCTGTAAAATACCATATAGTTTCACCAGCAATATATTTAAATTGGCTACTTCTTTTTTCATTTTCATAAAGTGGAAAATAAGGATCATCAATAACTAAAGCTGCATTACAAATTTCTTTAATTTCCATACCTCTTGGTTTAGAAGTATAATCAGGATTCTCTAAAGTATCTATTAATGCTTTTTCATAAACTTCTGCAAACGTATCTCCTCTATATGTTCTCATTCTTTTTATTTTTACGAGCCTTGACTCTTTTATACGCTTCTTCTATACAATCGCCATATTCTGTATATTTCCATTGTGGTTCTAGTGCTCTCATTTTTTTAGATTCCTCAAAGACATCATTATTAAGTCCTTCATAGTGAGCATCATACATTATATCTTCAGCTTTTGACATTACTTAAACATGTTTAATTGTTTACTTTCTCCTGTTATTGTATTTTTATGTTTTAGAAATTCTGTTATAATATGAGAAACTTCTATTGCACTCATTGTACCAACATTAATATGTAACTTATTTTTAATAGTACTTAATCGATGAGCTCTTGTAAATCCATCAACCTCAGCTTTAACTTCTTCTTCATTACCATAAAAGGATTTACCATCATCTCTTTTTAATATAGTATGTGGATCATTAGTTAATGTAATTAAATAAAGATCTTCTCTTAATGCCCTTGTATATTTTTTTTCTATATCAAAAACAAAATCACCAGAGTAACCTCGATATAATGGTGAATAAACACTCTCACCTAAATGAGATCTATTAAAAATAAGATTAATATCTAAATCATCTTTTAAATTTCCAACTTTTGATTTCATCATTAATTGAAACATCGTTTCATATAACTTATTTGAATAAGTTGCATGTTTTTCTTTGTCATCTTTAAAAGGTAATGATGAATAATGAAGCTTATGAAAAACATGATCACTCATATTTTTAATAATTAAATCTTGTTGTGTATCTTTGCCAACATTATCAGTACCTTCTATTATAATAAATTTACTCATTGTTTTATTTTTATATAGTTAAAAGTTAGAATTGTTTATTACAATATCATAATCAGTAAAATTATCAAAATCCAATTCATCAGCAGTAATTCTTCTTTCTATCTTATCATTAAGATCACCTCTTAATTGTAATCTTTTCTTTCGGATTGCTAAAGGTATATCTAAATAAATGATAGTACAATCTTTTCTATCAATAGGATTAATTTCTGCAACTCCTTTAGGTGTCATTACAAATAGATTACATGTGGTTTTGAATTGCTCATAGCTTGTACCATAAAACCATCCATTAAATTCAACATATTCATACCAATAATTATTATCAGCAAAAGCTTTAAAATCTTTTTCAGATATAAAATAATAATCTTGGCCATCAATTTCCCCTTCTCTAGGAGGTCTAGTTGTATATGATGTACCGTATGTAAAACCTCTACCTTCTAAAACCTTTCTCATATGATCTTTTCCAGCAGCGGCCTTTCCTATTAATATAATTTTATTCATCCGCTCCTACTTCTGCTATTTCAAAATTTCTTTTTAATGTTTCTAAACAATCATCAGCCTCTGCTAACGATCTAGTTAACTTTTCCATTTCTTCTATATGTTGAGGATGTTCTCCTATACCTACAGGATTAGTCATATAGATTGTTAATGTTGCTAATGCAAGTTGTCTTTGTGCTTCAAATTGTGCCTTAAGCGCGTCGTAAATTATATTTTTATTCATATTAATCTGTTAGTAGTTGTGTATGTTCAAAATTATTTTTAATTTGTTCGTTAAAGAATTTACCAATAGAATCTGCTTTACATAAGTTATCATATAATTCAGGTTCTACATTAGCATATTCATATAAAGCTCCACCTGTAAATTCAACCTTAAGCGATTTAGTAGCAAAGTTATAAACGTATTTGTTGATCATTGATGAATCAACAGTTGATGATTGTTCTTGTATCATTTTTTATTTAATTTAATTTTATAAAGTTTTTTTACTTGTTCTATTGTAAGGTTCTTAGTCTTTGCTAACCATTTCCATGCAGCTTCTTCAGACTCAGCCTCCAATGATAGTCTCTTATCTTTATTAATAGAAAAGTTATAAGTGTTCATAAGTATTGGATTTATTTTTATATGTCTTTTTTTAAAAAAGTTTACTTAATTGATGCTTTTAATTTCTTAAGATCAGTTAAGTACATTTCTTTAGGATCAGTACCCTTTAAAGTTTTTAATTCAATAATACAATTTGCCTTTTCTAATAACAGCTTTTCATATCTCTCTTTTGTTAATGAATGAATTGCCATTGATAAAAGATAATCATAAGATCCGTTAACAGTATCATACTTATTTGTTTTAAGATAAGTAACGATGGTTTCTTTAGGTACATTATTTACTTTTAATTTACCTTTTATTATATCATTAATAAATCTAGCTTTATTTGTAACTAAGGCTAATTGCTTTTCTGTCTTATCTATTAGGTAATCCTTTCTGGTTTGGTACCAAGCTAATCTTACAATTACAAAATGCTGTACAATATCTTCAGCTTTATTAAATATCTTAAGTTCGCCATTTTCATCTATCGTTGTTAAATTTTCAGTTTCTTGTGTATTTAACCTAAGTGCATTATTTAACTTACCTTTTGAAACTAAGTCATTTAATATTGACCTTTTAAATTTTAATATGTACTCAATTGTTTCAGAAGAATTATCATCATAGCTTGTAATTACACCTTTTTCCATTAAAAGATTTAAAATCTCTTCATATCTTTCATAAGTATAATTTGGAGGTATTGCAGTTATCTTTACTGTTGTTGTATTAATAATTTTATACTCTCCTTTTATTTTCCAGGTTTTAGGATTTTCCAAATCTCTAGTAAAAGTACCTTTAAATTCCTGTATCCAAGGTGCTAATACTTTCATTCTTTTATTATTAAGAGTAGCAATACATGCATCTACTACATCTTTAGGATTTCTATTTAAAATATTAGTAGCAAAACCAACAGCAATACCAGATGTTCCATTTAATATAACAGTTGGTACAATTGGTAAAAAGAATGCAGGTTCTATTTTTTCACCTTCTTCTATTTTATTTTCTAATAAATCAAAATCCTGATACAATAATCTAAAATTAGGATGTAATTTTGCACTTATGTAACGAGGTGCACCTGCAGCTGGACTTCTTAAAGAACCAAATTGACCTACACCTTCTAATAATGGTAATGAGTTTTTAAACTTTTGTGCCATTCCAACCATTGAAGATTCTAATGAAGTATTACCATGATGATAAAATGCCTCAGCTGCTACCCTACCTGCAAGTTGAAAAAGCTTCATTGGTTTTTCATTACCTGTTTTCCATATCTTATTTGCAATATAAACAACCTTTCTCTGTGTAGGTTTAAGACCGTCTATACAACTCGGTATAGCTCTGTTCTCTACAACGTATCTTGCATACTCTAAATATTCTTTATCAAAAAAGGATGTTACTGTTCTATTGCTCTTCATCTAAAATAATGATTTATTGTTTTTAATTATTATCTCTTCACCTAATATCTTGCCTTTACGAGGAGTAGAATCTTTCGAGAACCATATATCTAAAGTATTGTTAAATCCGTTATCCTTTGTAAGTGTGAATGTTCTCGGGCTTCTAATGATCTCCTTATACTCTGCATCTTCCAATGCGGCCAAACCTTTTTTGTATTCTATTGACCAGCTATTAAGATTTCTTTGTTTGGATTCCCATACCTTATAATCATCATCAGAATAAAAGTTTAATGATTCTTTACCTTTCTTTGCAACCATAAGAGGTGTTTCTACTTTAAGGATCCTACCTTCACTAAATAATTCTGGCCAATACTTACCTAAGAAATTAATTAATAATGCTGCAATAGAGTTACCGTCTACATCAGCATCGGTATACAAAAGTATTTTACCATACCTTAAATCTTTAGGTTCATGACCGATCTTTAAACCCATAGCAGCCATCATTGATTGTACCTCTTTATTCTGTACAACCTTAGATGCAGGCAATTCTCTAACATTAATAAATTTACCTCTTAGTGGGAATGCTCCTTGATATTGTGGTTCTCTGTATCTTCTAAATGCAGATGATGCAGAATCACCTTCAAATATTGCAAGTGTACATTTTTCTCTATCACCTCGTTTCTTTGCATCTATTAATTTAAGAACTTTAGTTTTATCTAAACCTTTATTTAATTTTCTAAGCTTTGCTCTTTCATCAGCTTCCTGTTTTCGATTAATCCAATCTAAAACAGATTCTATAATTTCAGAATTTAAAACTTGTCTTAAAACCTTTTCACTTAATACATGACTTGTGCCAAAATCTTTTGGTGGAGTTATTAACTTTTCTTTAGTTTGAGAAGAGAATGATGGATTAATAACAGTACAATTAATAAACAAATATAAATGCTGTCTTAATTCAGAAGGTTTTACATCTACACGATATTTTCTTTTAATTTTGTCTCTAAGATAAGATGTAATTTGCCAGTCTATATTATTAACATGAGTACCACCATCTTTAGTTTCAACAGAATTAACAAATGATATTGCCTTAAAGCCAGTTTTTGAATGACCTATTCCAATTTTCCAATGTTCTGATTGATCATAAAATACTGGAGTTACATAACGACTTGCATAATCTTTAAAAGTTTTAAAGGCAATCGGTTTATCATTTAAAAATATTTTAAGAGTTGGATTACATGCAGCAATATCAATAAGTCTTTTAGTTATCATTAAATAATGATTCTTATTAATACCTTTTAAACCAAATCTTTCAAAATCAGTAAGATATGTTATTTTAGTATATGCAGTTTTCTTATTGGTGATTTTTGCCTTAGTCCTTTCAGACATATTATTTTTAAAGGTTTGTGCAAAATGTTTTTGCCCATCACAAGTTTCAATTATAAATTCTTTACTGAATATATTTGTTAATGTACTACCTACACCGTTTGTTCCAACAACAACTCTATCTTCAGTATCATCAAAATTACTACCTGCCTTTAAATTAGAAAATATCATTTCTGGTACCCACTCATCATACTCTTTATGAATCTTTACAGGTATACCTCCATTATCCCATATAGAAATTAAACCAGTAGACATATCTATATCTACTTTAACTTTGTTAAGCTTAGTATTTCTTTTATGTTCATCAACAGAGTTAGAAACTATTTCATCAAACAGTTTAAGGAATCCAGGATTATAAGTTACTTCAGTAAGTTGAAATTGATCTTTACCTTTCATAGGTAAAAATACTTCTTCGGTATGTGGCTTAATAGAACCTACATACATACCTGGTCTTAACAATACATGTTCTGTATCTGTTAACTTTTGGTATTTCTTTTCAATACTTACTGCCATATTTTTATTTTTATATAGTCAATTTTACTATTTGTTTACCTGACGGATCTTTTAAGATTAACATTAAGAGAATGCAAATAAACATCTAGCCTATTTTTATTTCTTGTTAAACTCCACTTGGTTTTAAAAATAGATATAAGATTTTTTAGTGAAGGGTAATGAATAAGCTTATTATCTTTATTCCTTACTGCCTTTATTACATAATCGTAATCTTCTTTCATATCAGATTGCACGGTGTCTTCTTTTAGCATCCCACTGTACCTTTTTTGTTTTACCTAACATAGCTAACTTATCAACCTTTTGATTAAAGTTATTTCTAGCGTCGTTTACCTGACTGTTTTGGCCATTGCTAGGGTTTTGATCATTCGTACTCATAATTACTTATTTATTTTAATTCGTCTTGTTCAGGTTGGTTATGCCTGGAATAATAACCATAATTTTCTTCTTTACTTTTTTTAGCGCTGTAACCTATGTTCCACACTAAACCTACAATGTAGCTAGTAAATATTACTGCTCCTACTATAAACATTACAATATTCATGATGCGCGTCTTTGTCTAATTGCAATTGCAAATAATAATATTGTTCCTGACCAATGAGCAGAATATTGCGCTTCGGCAGTATAACCAAATAATCCTAATCCTATTGAATATAGCATTGCTATAAATCCTATAATAATTGGATACCATGTACTTAAAAACTTCTTCATAATCTATATATATTTAATTTTAATTGTTGTGGAGAATAACGGAGTCGAACCGTTGACCTCCTGCGTGCAAGGCAGGCGCTCTAGCCAGCTGAGCTAATCCCCCTTTTTAATAATATTGAGCGAAAGACGGGATTCGAACCCGCGACCCTCAGCTTGGTAAACTGATGCTCTACCGACTGAGCTACTTTCGCATTGTGGAGGTGGTGGGATTCGAACCCACGTCCAATAAGTATCCTTAAAAACATTTCTTACAGCTTAGGATAAGTTTCTTTAAACTTCCAAAATCAGATTTTGATGTTCCATGGCCACAAAATCATAAAGGCTCTATTGGTTGTAATGTTTAACGGGTACATTACTAAACCACATCTTGCTTCCTTTTACATCTCGATTATTTACAAGCATACTAATAATATGATGAGCACTGCTTACCTACTTAGGCAGCCATTGCTAACTCAGCGTTGTCGGCTAAGATTGATGTAGGTCATCACCCAGTACTGTAGTTTTTATCTCAATCTAATTGTCAAAAACCGGTCACCCCCAATAAATCAAAGAACGTAATTATAATCTTTATATATTATACTCAATTTTTGGATGTAAATGAAATCCTCTTTTTAATTCCTCATAACCTTTCTTTGAACCAAATCTATTACCTGATGCTATATGCCATCTAATCTTTTCAGTTTTATCATATTCACGATATTCTTTATAGTCGTAGATAGTAAATGGAGTTCCATCCTCTGTCATCATCTCCCATTCATTTTGAGTCTTTTCATCAACATCTGGATCTGTGTACATTACTGGGCCACATACTTTTTCTATATCTTCCATTGCTGCTTTAAAATCATGGTTATGAAAAGTAAGGTTCTCAGCCAAACTCGAATTTTCTAATCTATTCATCTTATCTTTATGTTTAGTATATTATAATAATAACAAATCTTTTCTATTTCTGAAAGATTAATATGGCATTTCTATATTTTTATTTTCTTCAGCTTTAAACTTAGCAATTAATTTAGTTAATATAATCTTAAGCTCTTTAGAAAATTCGCCTTTTTCAATTATCCATGTAAGATAGTTAAAATCATTTTCAAATATTTCTCTAAAAGGTTTTCCTTTATGTTTACCAAAATTAAATACAATAGTTCTTTTACCGTCTACATCAGCAAATTTTAATTTACCACCTAAATCAACCTGATCAGCTCTACGAGTATTTACTTCCTTATCTATTTCTTCTGCAGTATCAGCCATTTGGTATACTTCTCTTTGTTTTTGAAATATTTCCATTGTAGCTCTAACATCAGCCTCAGCTCTATGCGCACCTTCTAAATCTTTACCAGTATACTTTTTGTAAGTACTAGTTAAATCTCTCTTTTCATAATTGCTATAAATAAGGAAAGGATCCATTACTGCTCGACCTCTATGATTAAATGCTATACCACATCTCATAAATTCCTCACATAAGAATGGTACATCAAAGAATAAGGCATTATACCCTCCTAAGTCGCAATCACCAATAAAATCGTTTATTTCAGATGCTATCATTTCAAAGGTAGGTTTATCCTTTAACATCTCTAAAGATATGCCATGCTTTTCTTCAGCTTCGGCTCTCATCTCTACATTACCTGGGTTTACTAATTGATTATAAGTCTCAATCTCATTACCGTCAAAATCGGTTTTAATCATGCATATCTCTATGATACGATCTGATGATGTACTTATTCCTGTGGTTTCTAAATCAAACCAAACTATATTTTTCTTCATACTATACTTTTTTACCTTAACTGTTATATAATTTATATAGCTAAAGTTAAAGTTAGTTTTAAGAAATTGTTAAGTAAGTGAAATAATTATATTATTAACAGTATCGCCTTCTGCAATCTGCTCAATTAATTCCATTCCATCAATGACATGACCAAATGTTGTATGACCTGGGTCTAAATGTTGAGTTCCTCTTCGGCTTAAACAAATAAAGAATGCACCCATTGCAGTATGCGGTGATCCAGTATTAGCAGCACTTAAAACACCATAAGCATGAAAGTTATTATTCTTTTTTCTTCTAGGCATTTCTAATTCATCATATAAGTATGGATAATCACCATTGGGGAGATCACCTTCTTTGTTCTTTGGGCCTAGCTGTACCATGAAGCCTGGTATAACTCTATCAAAACTTTGGCCATTATATTTACCATCCTCTGCTTTAGCAATAAAATTTCCAGTGTTTATTGGAGTTTCATCATAAAGACGGAATGTAATATCTCCTTTATCCATTTTAAAGGTAGCGGTGTATTTAGTATTCATGTTTATTTATTTAGTGATTAAGAATATACAGAACCGTTTTGTCCAGTATCTAAGTTTGAAATACCAGTAGTTATACTTACAGGTAATTGTTTCAGTGTAGAATTCAATGCTATTAATGTAGTATTTAATTTTTTAAAGTCAGCACTACCAGAATCACTAGATGGTGATTTTGAAGTATTACCTGTTAATGAATCTATTCCTCGACCTATTGCTCCTTTAAGGCCACCTCCAGTGTTAGGAGATTCAGCCATTATATCTCTAATTTCTTCAACTGCTCTTGCTAAAGCTACATAACCATCTCTTCTTCTAGGTAACTCGGAACCAGATTTAAATAAATCACCAAAGGCAACTGTCTTTTCAATATCTATTTTATTAATTGCATCTGCAATTTTAGTAATACCATCTGCCGCCTTATCTAATAATCCTTTTTCTGCTACATCTCCTAATGTTACTATGAATGATTTAAAGTCACTTAACTGCGTAGAGATAAATGGATTTGATGCATATAACGTTGCAAACGAAGTTCCAATAGAAGTTAATAATCTTCCAATTGATTTTGAAACCTTTTCAGGTTTTAATCCATCTTGTGAAAATGCTTTAAGTCCACCGGCTATATCTGTTAATGCAGCACCTGCACCATCAACGGCATCAATACCTTTTTCAACTAAATTTTCATCCCAGCTAATTAAACCAAAGAAACCAGAATCTTTTTGTTCCATTCCACCAACAGCAGCAAATGCGTTACCTACCATACCTATTACGGCTTTAATCTTTCCAGCAACTGCTTTTGGATTTTCAATACCTGCAAAGGTACTTAAACCTCCTGCTATTTTACTTAATTCATCGCCTGCACCTTGGACTGATTGTATACCTTCTTGTACTTTATTCTTTTTAATTCCAAACAAAGATCCAAAGAAACCACCAGCTTCTACATTACCTTCTGTTGCAATAGCTGAAAACGCTTCTTGTACAAAACCAATTGATTTAGATATAGCAGCACCAACTACATCAAAATCTACTTCAGAGTCAACTAATTTTTGAAATTCAGTTAAACCAATTGCAATATCCTTTAAAGCCGAGCCTGCGCCTTGCACCGAAGCTAAACCTTCAGCTACTTTATTCTTTTTAATTCCAAATAAAGATCCAAAGAATCCACCTGCATCAACATTACCTTCTTCAGCAACGGCAGCAAATGCTCTTTGTATAAATCCAACTGTTTTAGCTATAGCATCTCCTAATACGACAAAGTCTACTTTACTATCTACTAATTTTTGAAATTCAGTTAAACCTCCTGCTATATTAGTTAATGCTTTACCTGCATCCATTACAGAACTAATACCTTTTTTAGTGGCATTAGGACTAAATGCATTTCCAAATACTGAACCAAATATACCTGTTGGTGTTGCAGCTTCACCACCTGCTTGCGCAAATGCTGTACTGATTCCTGATAATACTGTTGCTAATTGTAAACTTTCATCAGAAGTCCAACCTAATTTTTGATATGCTTTTAAACCTTTTGATAATACTATTAATGATAATCCTGCTGCACCAAATCCTGCGGCTGCTGCTATCATTTTAACAGAATCAACTGCTCCAGTTAAAGCTCCACCAATAGAACTAAAGAATCCACCAACACCACCTCCACTAGGCGGTCCTATAAATGCTGCTTTTACACCAGCTAATGTAGTAGTTAATTTAAGAGCATCATCTTCAGTAAAGTCAACCTTTTTAATTGCTGTTAATCCTGGGGCAAGTGCCAATAGTGCAACACCTATAGCGGCAAATGCAGCTGCACCTGGTATAATAGCTACTGCACCAAAACCGGCAGCAGCAAACAATAATCCCATTGCTGTTAATAATGCAGACTGTATACCAATATCTTCTAATGTAGTATCTTTAGTTGCCTGTGCAAATGGTATATAACCTATTCCAAATACTAATAAACCTAAACCCATAGAAGCTAATGAAGCTGCACCTTGAATAATTAAACTAAATGCAGAACCTAAAATAGCAGTTACTATACCAATACCTACTAAGACTCCTGCTTGTAACGCAATAGCTTCAGGTGTTGGTGCTGTCTTAGCAACAGCGAATGCAAATAGAGCATAACCTAAACCAAATATAACTAATCCTATTCCCATCATTGCTAAAGCAATAGAACCGTTTGATATCTGTTTATCAAATAATCCTAATAAAGCAACAGCACCACCTATTAAAACTAATGAAGCAACCATTCCTACTAATATAGCAGGTGCCATTAAAATAAAGAATGTAGTTAATGCAAATAAAGCTAAGCCTACTGCAAATGATTTTAAACCATCACCTATCGTATCCAATGCTTTTGAACCTTTGGCTATTTGTTTTTCACCCATACCTAGTAAAAGGAATAGAGGAACTACTAAAGCAGTAGCTATGTATAATAATGGAAGACCTATTGCAGCTGGTATTAATAAAAGAGCAGATAGAGCTAAGGCTTTAGAGAATTTCAGAATTGAATCACCTATAGTCATCATAGCGTTAGCACCTGCATTCATTTTCTTTGGATCTGATTTAGACCATAACTCTATTTGAGTTTTAACAAAGTCATTATACTTCTTAATAGTCTTTACAGGAACTAGCATAAAGATTAATAAACCTTTAGCCATATCGACAGTACCAGCACCTAACATTTTAAATGCATTACCACCATCAACCATTCCTTTTGAACCCTTACCGCCACTACCGCCTAATAAACCAGCAAGACCACCACCAGAGTCTTTTTTCATTAACGCGGTTTGTATTTTTAATTCTTTTAGAATTTGTGTTTGTACTGCACCACCAGATGATTGGCCAGTAGATGCAACAGCTACAGTTAATGCGTCTAATGATTCTGCGGTAGATTCTGTCGCAGCCTGGATCTTAGTTAAAGGATCCATTAAGTCTTTTAAAGTTACAACAGCCATTTAGATTTTATTTTTAAAATTTAGGCATGGAGATTTTTGGCATTGTAGGGGTTTTAAATTTACTAGCCATCCCATCCATATTGTATTTATCGTTGGTGTCTTTAGTATTTTGTTGCTCTTGCTTATTGCGCTCTTTCAACAAGTCATTATAGATTTCTAATGTGTACTCATATTCATAGAAAGGAAGCAAATCCAACTCTGAAGGTTGGAGATGCAACTTTTCTAATAATAATACTCTAACTTTAAAGAAGTTCAGTAGAGATATCTGGAATAAGGAACAAAGCCTTGATACCGCCGGGAAACGTTAGCGGAACGGTGACCCCCTCACCGCAGCTTTTACATGGAAATACCATCTCCGGTTTAACACCGACTTTCATATCTTCAGCTAATCTGTAGACAATTGTATATTTTGTAGCATCCCATCCTTGAAAAGATGTAATCTTAGAGAATATATCTTTTTCATTCCAACCTCTCCATTCTCTCTGTAGATAAGGTAAGATAGCTAGAGTAGATTTATCCCAGCTTTGGTTTTTCTCTTCTCTATCTCTGATATAATCAGTTATCGCCCTCATTACACCTATTGTCGGTGGAGCCATTTTAATAATACCATAATTTTTTGTTGCAACCGAATAACATTTATCAGCTTCATCATAGTATTTTTCAAATCTTTCTACAACAGAATTAAACTGTAAATTATCTGTTCTTAATTCTACAGATTCTTGAGAATTACAACTAGAAGTCTTACATGATTTTCTACTTATTGGCATCATTAATGTTTGCTCACCAGTTTTAAAGGTTAACTCTCTAATTGATAGTATTAAATAAATTCTATCTTCTTCAAGAATATCCTTATAAGATCCTCTTTGCGTACCATACGTTACTTTAGAACATGATACTACAATGTTATTTAAACCTTCGTCTACTTCCTTTAGGTTATTTTCATCAATTGTAGAAAAGGTTCTAACCTCAGCAACCTTTGCAGGTCTAATATGAATTTCAAAATCTTCTCTATAAAATTTACCTTTTGACGGAAAGCTGTTAAGATCCAAACGAGTATAACCTACCATTGCATTTAATCTCTGAACTTCAGGATCATCATTAGTAACTTTATTCATTTGTCTAGCAACATCAACCTTTCCTAAACCTGTAACTACATCTCTAGGAGTTTCTGTAGCTTCTACTGGTATACCTTCAGCTGCTGCAAATTCCTTCTTAATATTTTCTTCGTGCTCTGACATTATTTAATTGTTTTTTATTAATTTTTTCTCTGTGGTTGTTTCTTCAACTATATGCTCTACTATTAACTGTCTAACATATCTTGAAATGGCAACAGGTTTAATTCTATTTTCCATTGATTTTTGTATAATAATTGCATTAAGACTATCTTCATCACTAGGAGTTAATAATACTTGCAATTTTTTAGTTAATCTTTTTCTTTGTGGAATAAGCTCCTGTACAGTTTCATTAAAACCATATTTAGGATTATCAGATTTAAATTTATTAATCCAATGCTCTACTCTTTTTAAAACATCACTTAACGATTCATCAGCTTTAAAGACTTCCATAACTTCTCGCTTAAATGCTCTAGTTCCAAAATCCTTTACTGCTCGTTTAATGTATTTTCCTGTACCAAAGTTATTAGGGTTATCATTTACTGAATAACCTATATAAACTTTGTTTGTTTTTTCTTGTTGTAATTTATAGATAATCATGTTTCTATATTATATAATTTATATTATATATTAAGGCGAAGGTAAAAAAACTGGGATAGCTATAAAAACAATCCCAGTTTATATTAAATTAATTTATATTACGATCCTACGTTCTCTTCAACCCAATGATCACAACGATAAGTCATTGTTAAATCAACTGCGTCTGGAGTAGTATAGTTTAGTTCATCCACAAAATCCATTTGCAAAATTGGGAATACATCTTTAAATGTAATCTTTCTGAAAATATCTCCTGCTCTATTATATTGAACAATTATCATACTACCTACGTAATCTTTCTTTAATCCCATTTCACCAGTTAATGGATCATAGATTATATTACTCCAATTACGGAATGTATTATAGATATAGTTTTCATTAGCTTCATTCAAGTTAAGACTGAAGTTAAGAGCTAGATCAACAAAAGTTTGACCTGGCATACCTGCGTATGACCTATCGGCAAATTTATATTTTTGACCTACTGGATCAATCGATGGGTTTAAGTTATTTAAACCTCCAATTGAGTTTACTTGCTCTAAGATAAGTCCTGTATCATCCCCTAATGGTGAAAATACAGTTACCTCAAAAAGGTTCGCCTGTATAGGTTCGTACCTTTGGCTACTGGCCCTTGACTGGGTATAATGTGGTAACGGCATAATTTATTTTGTTTTTTTATATATTCGTCTTAACTAACCTCTTATTGGAAGTTTCCTGTACTAATTGCACCGGTTCTTAGAATAGTTGTTCTTTGTACAAGAATTTCCATTCCTCTTACTGGTTCAATATATGTATCTAGGATACCTACATTCTGATCAATAACTTCTGGTGTATTATTAGTTTCATCCATTATATTTCTATAATCAAAAACTCCATCATCATTTTGAACAGTTGATAAGAAATTATCAGCTAATGTTTTTATCTCTAATCTTGTTTGAGCTGTATTAAATTCAAATAAGTAGTTTTTAAGAATTGCATCTATACCATCTTGGATATAAATTACAACCTCTCTAACGTTAATAGAACTTAAAGCAGATTTTGGAACCTGTTGAGCAGTTTTATTTGCAAATATAGTTGGTCCTGTTCCACTTTGGAATACAATTGGATTTAATCCGAATGGTTCCAAAAAGTTACGATCTGTTGTATCAAGATTTATTTCTAAACCTACAACCCCATTTCCACCAATAACTCCACGTCTTACACCAGCCACGATTGACCAAGGTAATGCGTTTTCATATTTAAGTATAAAATTATTAGATACGTTTGCAGCAGGAGGTACGTTTATATTCTTACCTAAATCTCTAACTGTTACAAATGGATAATAATATCCACCATAAGAACCATCGCTTGTTGCTGATGGTAACGAATATCTAATCGTTGGGTTTTTACTAAGATCTCCACCTTCTGCAATAAACTTAGAAGATAGTTGGCCAGTTATTGTTGTAAACACTGGATTTGTATTAGTTCTAAAATCTTTTGCTGATGGTGCATTAACAATTGCAAATGCATTTTTCCTTGCTCCACATAATTTAGTAAATATAGATTTACAATTTGCTTCTATACCATTTCCGAATGTATCTACTAAATAACGGAAGTTAATAGTTTCTCTATCAGTTAAGGCGTTAGCTAATTGTGTACCTAACAGAATTGGACTTAATATTTCATTTTGTCTTGAATTAGTACCATTTGGTAATTTAGTTAATGGATATGCATATCCAGGTAATTCAAAGATATTTAAAAAATCTATCCATCTGTCAATTGGTCTATATAGTTCCACGTATAATATAGAGTTTACAGTATTAATATCAATCTCTGATTGAGTTGTTACTAATACACCAGATCCAGCTGCAGGAATTGATAATGGAAATTCAGCAGGAGTTGCTGTTCTTACAGAATTAATTCTTGTTAATCTTGATGGCGCCGTTGAACTACCTTCAGAATGTACTAAGTAATTTCCTACGATTACTTTTGCAATTTGAGGGTTTGTTGAATCTATTACAACTTGATTAGGTAAGATAGCAGTTTCTTTATTAGAATCACCTAAAATAGCTATTGTTAAATTATTTGATCCTTTTAATGTTTGTACGTTTAAAGTATTTGCTGCTACTGCAACTGCCTTAGATGTTAGGAATAATCCTGCACCATCTAAAGTAAAATTAGCATGATCTTGTAAAGTTGTAAAATCAGCATCTTGGTAAGGTATTATTCTTACAGCAGATGGAAAATAAGCTGAATCAGATATTGCATAAGGCGTTCCTGCAGGAGTTCCTGTTGGAACAGCACTTGGAATAAAACCATACGTTGTAGAAACAAATCTTAAGAATGATGTTTGTTGAACTCCACCTACATTGTAAACTGCTTCATCTCCATCGGTTAATGTTCCTATAGAAAATGCAGCTAATGGAGCAGAACCGTAACCACCTATAATACCGGCTGTTGCGTTTGCTAATGGAAATTCATCAGCTATAAAGTCAATTGCAGATTCATTTACAAATGTATATGTTGCTTTTAACATTATTGCTGGCGTTATACCTCCAACTGCTGAAACTTGTATACTTGTAACAGTACCACCTGCGGCAGCTGCTGTAACTAAAGTAACTGGAACCCAAAATGTTGTAGCCCCTACTGTTCCTTGTATAAATGATCCTACTGTTGTAGCAGTATTTGCTGTCATAGTTTTCATTGCAGTAAATATTGCATCTTTAGCAGCATTTGAATTTGTTGCTACTATTTGTACGTCAGTTCCACCAGATATTATTGATGTTGTCATAGTACTAGTCGTAACAGCCGCTACAGTTCCAGCTTCTACCGTTCTAGCATAAGCTAAATCAGAAACGATTGTTCCACTATATGATAACATATTAATATCAGTTTGAGAACTTGCAGTTTGAGTATATTCAAGATTATGTCCTATTAGATCAATTCCACCAGCAACACCATCAATAAGTATATCTCCACTAAATAAATCTTCATTTACAGTACAGAATAAACCAGTCGATGCAGTATCAGCATTAATAACTTTTTCAACGAAAAGGTTATTACCTAATAGATCTACAAAATCAGGAATTAAACATGCAGTATAAGTTGCAACTAAGTTTACTTCCGGTTCATTAAAAAATTGTGCAATTTTTGTATCAGTAGCATCGTTATCTAATACTCTTCTTTTTAATCCTTCTGTTGCACTAAAATATTGTTGGAATGTTGGATCTGATTCAAATCTTTTATAAGGTTCAACATCTGCAAATTTACCACCAAAGTTACCGTCTATCACAAAGACGTCAACAAAGAAGTCAGATATTAAACTATCTTTATCCAAAAAGCCTGGTACATTAGCAGAACCATACCATTCTTCAACTGTTACTTGGTAAGGTAAAACATTTCCAGGTGCAGATTTTTTTGCAATTACAGATATAGGATTTTGTCCTAAATTAACAATATCAAAGAAATCATTTACTTTATCTGAACCTAATACGCTAGTGTTAGCGTTCATGTTAGTTAAGAATGAATCAGTATCTGGATACCAGAATTTGTCTGTATTATAAAACTTACTGAATTCATAACCGTCTGTTCCAGAAGGATATCCTAAGTTACGTTGAACATCTGGCGTAGCCGATGTTGCAAACCTATTAGCATATACTAAATCAGTTGAAGTTAATGTAAGTAAATTTAGTGCAAGAATTGGTCCTCTTTCCAATGCTGTCAAGCAGCTTCTGTGGAAAAAAGAATCTTTTCTTTCTAAGGTTCTATCAATATCACCATATACTTGCTTAAAGAAAGCTGTATCTGGAATAAAGACAGGAGTATTAAACGGGCCTGTCCTAGAGAAACCGACTATAAGTCGTGTTTGATTTGCAGGAATACTTACTACTTGACTTTTGTCAAATTCGAAACGATATGTACCTGCAGCTTTAAGAGAAGCGATTTTTGGATCTAGTGCCATCTTGTATTATATTTTTTTTGTTTATTAGTTTTTTTATATATCTACCAAGTATCTACTTTTTATACTAAGTCATAGATATCAAAATTCAGATTCCCACCCTTTGAATCTTTTTCTAAAATTTCTTCAATTTTAATTTGTATGCTTGGATCTATTACATCATAAATCTCCTCAACAAAATCAGAGAAATCTAAGGTAGTGAAGAACTCTGAACTGTTTATACAAGTCATAATTAAATCATCATTACCTAATTGCCCTGCATATGAACCGTTAGGTAGCTTTCCAAATGTAGAAGATTCTTTTACAGTTTCTTTATCAAATATTTGAATTTTATTTTGCGAAATGTATTTTTTAAAATTTTGACAAAAAATTGGTTTATTGTCTTTCTTTACCTTAAGGCCAAATTGTTTTATCTTAGCATCTACTCTGTGTTTAAATTTAACGATTGATTCTTCATCAAATTCATTTCTTTGAGGAAATACTGTTTCCATCCTTTTTATTAATTCACCACCAAACATATTCCATTCTATAATTAGTTTTACATTTTCTGAGAAAAATAAATCAAATGATAAAATATACAATGATTTTGCAAATTCTTCAATAGTATGAGAATTACTTCTAAATCTACCTACTTGGCTTATTCCAAAAAAGTCAACAAAACTTCCTGGCGTTGTTACACCACTCCAATCTTTAAAATCTAGCATTTTTACTTGAAAGATATTAATAACAGAATAATCACCACCTACACCTTCTGCAATATCTACAGAGAATACCCAATAATTATAATCTTCTTCAATTTCATCTAAATTAAAACCTGGCTTCCATAATAAACCAGAGTAATCAATTTCAGCATCATCAAATTCTGGTATTTCTTTATGTTCAAATTCTATTTGATTTTCAGTAAGCTTTTTTAAACTAGCGGCCCCTAATAATAAAGAAGAGCCTGCTATAAATTGATTTCCGTATTGTCTGTTAAAAGCTTCATCACTACCTAAATTAGCAATTTCTTGTTGTGCCCATTTATCATCCCTACCTGGAACATCCCACCAATCAACTCGGAATGGTGTATACTCACTTAACCCTTTATCAGCGGCAGTATAAATATCATAAAATTTATTAAAGCCATTAGGTGTACTGGTAATTATTACTTTAGAATTAGTTGATGCTGAAACTGTAGGATATACATTTTCATAAAAAGTATCTACAAAATTTGCAGGTATATGGGCAAACTCATCCATAAATAATAAATGAATAGTAAAACCAATTGCTGCTTTCTTAGTTGTAGTTTGACCTATGATCCTACAACCATTATCAAACTTGGAGTTAAACACATCCCATTTAAGAGTACCGGGCTTTATAAAGAAGGGTAAATGTTCTAATATAGTTTTACCTTTATCAATAATTTCTCTTGTTGTAGCACCCTTATTTGAAAGTATTAGCGAATTTTTATCAAAGTTAAATACTGAATACCATGCAATAAAAATAGATGAACATATAGTTTTACCAACTTGCCTACTTGCAAGACAAACATTAAATCGCTCTGCTTGAAATTGCCTTAGCATTTCTTCTTGGTAAGGTCTTAGATTAATTGTCTGTAAACCATGATCTGTCATTACAGTACAATAGGTATTAGCAAAGTATACAATATCTTTTGCGCACCTTTTGATTTCTCTTAATTCATCTGGTGTATAATTAAATACAATGTTTCCTTTTCTTAGATTAGGATTACCTTCATAGAATGGCGTGGACTTAGGCTTATAACCTTCATCAATAGCTAGCATTAATTGTTCCACTTTCTTTGAAGTCCATGAAAATTGTTCTTGGCCTTTAGATATCTTTAGTTCAAATCCTGCTGATTCTGCTTGTGGTTTAGCCATCGTTTTCCTCTAGTATAGCAATAATTTCATTAATGTGGATTATCTCGTACTCAATATCATCCAATGTTGTTATTGTACCATTGCCTATATTTTTTAAAATAACATCGCCTTCTTTTAAATGCTCAGCTTCACCGGCATTAATAACCCTAGCCTTTCGGTTATGTTTTTCCTTAGGTATAATAATACCTGATGATGTTTTTTGTTCTTGCTGCTCAATTTCTTGAATTAGCAAATAATTATTCTTCATTTTCATTTCCATCGACGTCTTGTATATCTTCTTCGTTAATTGTATCTTGTAAAGCTCTCATTAAATCCTTTGTCCCTCGAGATTTAATACCACTTTGTTTATTGGATGATGAGGAGCTTTCAGTATTATGGTAAATATCAACATCACGTGATATCTTTTTAGCATTTTCTTCAATTGCCACCATATACATTGTTTGACTTTTAATAATATCCAAAAGAGTTCTTTGTAAATCACTAAGTACTTCAAACATCCTCGGTGAAACATCACCTTCATGTATAGTTTCCATTAATAAGGTAATTGCTATTTCACTATTTTGCATCTGTCTTATTAACATAGATAATGCAGATTCATCTAATTGAGCCTTAGCTCTAATATATTCATGCTCTGCAATAATCTCTTCACTTAAATAAAAAGTTAATAGACTATTCATTACCTTTTCAGCCTTATTCTTAGCCCTAACTAATTGAGCACCTTGTCCACTATCACTACTGACAGGTTTAAGGTCTAATTGGTTTTCTCCTAATCCTTCTACCTCATCAGGTAAATCATTTAAGAGATCTCCTAAACTATCACGAAACTTGTCTTTCGATGTTTCTTTCATATAACTAAATTTATAATATATATTCCAAGTTACCTTGGGTTAGTAACGGTTGGTAGTAATAATTCTGGTGAAGCATTATCTAATAATAAAGCTAAATGAGAATCTTTTACTACATATTGACTTAAAATTAATTCTTGTAATCCTTCTTCTATCGGTTGGCTCCATATTCTAATGTTAGTTAAATCAGTTTGGCAACCTAATAATTTCCATGCATAACCATCAATCATTCCTGTTTCTGGTATTGTTTTAGTCTCAGTAAAAATCCTTGTAAGATCAGAGGACTTTTCTGGATTAATTGATCCTGCTACATCTTTAGCATTATATAAGAATAATGATAATTGTTTAGCTAAATTATTTAAATTAATAGTAGCAGCATACCATTTACCTTTATTTAATGCTACTGGAGCTAAGGTTGCTTTTGATAAATCATACTTATAATAATTGTTAACTCCTGAATCCTTTAAACTAATTATAAACCAGTTTAAAGTAAATGTAAAGCTTGCTAGTACTGTTGTAGGATTTTGGTCTGTATCATATTGTAAAAAGGTATTGCTTATTTCTTTAGCAAATTTTGCTGTTGGTGTAATTGTACTATCTATATAAGGAGTATCTAAAGTTAAAGTGTTAGTAGCTGTATCAACTGATTTAACTCTTTGTATACCATTATACGAAGTAGTACCACTTACATTAATCCAATCACCTACTTTTATTACATCGGATGCTGGTGCAGTAGGGAAAACGTTTACATTTGTATTTAAACGAAGCATAGGATAGGTTGCACTATTAGATATTGCATCGAACATTAGATTCTTTTGTACTGCTGTAACATATTGAGGCCTAAACCAGAATGTAAAAGCTCTATTTTCAGTATTCGTCCATCCACCTTTATAACGATATTTAACAGCAATTGATGGATCTGCATTATATGCATTAGTTAATGTTCCTAGTGAATAATGATATTTAGAAATGATTGTCCACTGATTGTAAACATTCTCTTCTTTAATAGTCATCTTTTTATTTAAAGCTCTTCTTACATAATCATTTGCTTGGCTACCTATAGTATTATACTCATTAGGTTTTCTAACATCTTTAAATTCATTTTCTCTTTCAACTCTAAACTTTTCTTCAACATTTGAAACTAAGGCTTCAGTAGAAGCTTCAGCTGCATCTCCTAATACAGTATCTTCATAACCAACATTCGTTCTTTGTTGGTACGTAACTAAACTTACTCTCCAATAAGATCCAGTATACATAAAATCATCAGCTTCTGCTATTGCATCAACTTCATACATCCTATTCATAAATTGTTTAAAATATAAATAGTCTCTCATTTGCGGTTTAGAACCTATTCCAAAGATTGCTTCGAATGCAGACTTAACAATATGAATTTCAAATTGAACAGGAAAATCCATCATTAATGGATTAAAGGCAATATCCCTAGTAGGTAATTCATTATCAGGAATTAATATCTTAACTTCACCTTCTTTTATAACATCAAATAATGAATACTCTTTTAAGATAACATCTCTACTTCTTTGATCTGCTTTAGTTTTGTAATAGTCAACACAAAAACCGAATAGATTAGATGCCATTGCAGACAACTGAGTATACATTTGACCAGCTCTAGATATGTCATATGGATTCCAACCACCATCACAGCAATCAAATGCTAAGTTTAATGCGCCTGAACAACCGTCAACTCCACCACAATCAATTTGTGGTATTTTACATATTACTCCACCATCAGTAACAATCTCTAAAGCAATTGAAACAAAAGTTAATGTACAATCACCAACTTGTGTATATCTATATTCAATCCAAAATTTATTTGCTGGGTTTAATACTAAAGATTTCAGGTTAGCATCTGTTAATGTAACCCAATCAGAATAAGTTACACCATCAATACCCCATCTATAATCCTTGTTATAAAAACAAGAAGTATCCTCACCTGTAATAACATCAGTAAATCCTAATACTTCGGTTACATTTTCATAAGGTGTCTTAAGACTAACTAATAGTTGATCTCCGCTAGCATCTGTTGATGATCCTGTTACTGCCATGTTATGAGTTTATTTGTTGATCTTCTGATTTATCAATTTTCTTAGCCCATATTTTATCAGCAGAAGCTAATCCTAAACCACCAATGCATATTGCAGCTACAGCATTTATTAAAGCTGGCTCTACTGGTTGTTCAGTATAAAGGTTAATGAAAAGTGCTGCGCATAAGGATAAGCCTGCAGTTATTCCTATAAATCTTTTTGAAGAAGGTGTACCTTTTTCATCTCTTAAAAGGCCACTAATCCAACTTATTATCTTTTTCATATACAAACATTATTTGTTTATATATTCATGTTCTAATACGGTGTATAATCAGTCTTAACTAATAAAATTGGATTGTCTTCTTCTATTTTAGGATCTACTGAAGTAATAATTTCAAATGTATCTACTTTATGAGATTCATCCATTTCAGCAAGAATGTCAAACAAGGTAACTGCGTGAATATAAAAATAAGGATTTCTTTCTAAATATTTATTGTTTATTATACCAACATCTATAAACCCTTTATTAAAAATATCTAATTGCTCTCTATCTAATATTTTAGTTAAATCAAAAAGACCTTCTATAATATTAAAATGAAAACTTACAATTTCATGACCGCTTTCAATTTTTATTAATCTAGAAAAATCTTTTTCATCTGATATTTTAAATGTAATCTTTTCAAGGTTTGATAACCTTTTTATAATAGATTGTAAAAAGAAAATGGAATTAGGCTTAAAGTTAGGATTAGGCAATAAGTCTTGTTCTACTGTTTTTTGTAGCTGTGCACGTAAAAATGCAGAGGTTTGTATTGCCCTTTCAAATTGATCTAATGAAACAATAAACTCTTCTAATTTATTAGATTCATTTTTACACTCCTTTTTTACTCTAGATATAATCAGATTATCAATATAATCATTCTTATATAAAGTAAATGCAATATGGGTTGGTATTTCTAATTCAAATTTATTATCAATTAACATCATCACTCATCTGTTTTTCTAATACATTTATTGCATTCTTAATTTCAGATGGGTGGTGCTTCATTGCTTCTTTAAAATCGCGTTCACCTATTTCATTAATCTTTAAATATAGATCTAATGCTTTAGGATTAGGGTCCCACGCTTTTACTTTTTTAGGTGCCTTAGTTTTAGTATAAATAAATCCAGGTACTCTATTAAATTTTGATGCAACCATTCTCCACGCTTCTGCTTGACCTACTGGATCAATCTTCAGTGCATTAAACATATTTGCTTGAATAGGAAATTTAATACTCATAAATCTATTTGTCATAAATGAATTTTTAGATTTATCATATCCTTTTAATTTTTCCCATTGCGGATCTCGACCAAACAAGACCTTTATGTAATCAAATAACTTCATTACTTTTATTATTTATACGACTGATTGATACAATTGTTTTCTAGTTTTTAGAAAATCTTTCCTTTGGATTTTTTATTAGTAATAAATGACATATCATTGTTATCATCATCTTTATCACCTTTAAAGAAACTTGCCTTAAATGCAGAGTTATCATCACCATCATACTCTGTACCTTCTACTATTTTTTTCATAGTTGATACATTAGGTAATTTTAATTCATTAATGTTTATTTTAGATTCTACTGATTTAAACATTTCATCCAAAATACCTTCTGGTATAGTATGAGAACTAAGTACCATTAGATTAACATTGGATTTAAGATTAGTTATAATCTGTTCTCTGCTCATATGTTTAGCTTTCATATGTCTAATAGTTATATTTGCTAAATCAGTAATATAACCTTCTTCATATAAATACATATGAGATAATGTACCATGCTTTTGTTTGAATTCATTTATAATAGCAGTTGCTTTACCTTCACTAATACCATATCTTCTTGATTTTCCATTTTTAGGAGTAGAGATATGCCAATAAGCAGGTGGAACATTATCACCTGAATCACCAGTTAGAACTTTACGAAAACGGAATTCCTCTGGATCTACTTCTATTACAGAAACTTTCTTTTTAGCAATTATTGATGATAATAATTTTTTAGATTGAGCTTCTGGTGTAGATGAAGATTTTAATACATCAAATATATCTTTAGAGGTTTCTTCTTCTTTGGTAGTAAGCCATTCAGAAAAACCTTGATATGTATACATTTTTTTATGAGCCGGTGAAAATAAGATTGTATGAGTACTGTTTGTTTTACTTCTGTTTACCAGTTGAACTAAATCTCTATCACCAGTAAACATAATAACTGATTTGTCATTTGCTAATGATTCAGTATTCCATGCATACATAAGATCATCTCCTTCTGCGCCATCTATTTTAGAATAGATAACACCTTGTTTAATAAGTAGCTGAGTAAATTCTTCTGTAACTTTAGAAAAGTTTTTCCAATTAATTGAACTATCTTGTTTACGATTACCTTTATATTCTGCATCTGGATAAAAATCCTTTCTCCATGACCTTGAATCAATAGTCCACACTACCTTATCTATAAGTCCTTCGAATAATCTAATCTGATATGCAAAGTCAGTTGCCAGCTTTCTCATAAAAACGATTGCGTCTTCATCAGTACCTAGCATTTCATCTTTTTTGGATTTTCTTGGTAAAACGTATAATGTTCTAAAAAGAAAATAATTACCGTCTATTACGAATGTATGCCTTCCTGTTTTTCTCATTGTATTAGTATTTAATATAATAATAACAAATTTTAGTTATTACTGAAAGTAGATTTTAATGTTTTTTCTTCGCATTCTTCTTTTGTTAGTTTATTCTTTCTTAAGTAATAATAGTTACTAACAGCTTGTCCTAATTGATAATGATTAGGAAACTTTTTTATTAATGCTTCTAGGAATTGTGATCTCATGCTCCATTTAATATTGATTGCAGTTCATAAATACATGCAAGCATTGATACCGCAGGATCTATTACTTGTTGTCTTTGTGATTGGTACTTAGCTACTGTTATAATTATTTGTGGAATAAACTGAATGTATGATTGTCTTTCTTGTTGAACAAATTCTATAAACTCTGCACCTAGAGAAGATAAAACATCATCAGATCTATTTGCATAATTTGATAACATATATTGATAATTTTTTACTGGATCTGTCCCATCTATAACTAAATCATAAATATCTCTATAAACCGAACTAAATTGTTTTATATCATCAACAGTTATTGTATCTTTACCTTGTGATTGAAAACCTTGTAACTGATTAAGCATATTTCTTAAATCAGGAAATTTTCTTTTTACTAACTCAACAGCTGCATGTTTGTCTATACCAATTTCTTCATCCTTACAGATTTTCAGAATCCTCATAATGTAACTTTTCATTATTTCAGTTTCTTCTTCTTTAGAAAAATCAAAATCAATCATTTCAAATCTTGATTGAATTGGATCTGGTACTTTATTAATATAATTACATGTTGCCACGAATCTTGCATTTGTTGCAAATTGATCCATAGTAGCTCTTAATGCTTTAAAGAATTGATCAGATACACCGTCAATCTCATCTAATATAATTACTTTTAGTTTTCCTGGCTCATCCATTATAGAACGATTAGCACAGAAGTCAGTTATTCTATTTCTTACAACATCTACAGAAGTATCGGTTGATGCATTAATATAAAGATATGGATGTTTAAAATGTTTTACTAAAACTTTAGCAGCAGATGTCTTACCTGTACCTGGACTACCGTGTAATAATAAATGTTGATAAACGCCCTTACTCAATTTCTCACCTACTCTTTTAGGTGTTATTAAATCTTCTAATGCCTTTGGGCGATATTTTTCTGTAAGTAAAATGTTTTGTATATTCCGCATGAATTGATTTATTTTTATATGGTAAAGATAGTGAGTTGTTTACACTGAAATAAATATAAAAATAGCAAACTCAATGCAAAGGAATAGAAGGTCTATTAAAAAGATTATACAAGAGCCAAGAGCTATACAGCATAATAGCAATGTTCATCGTAGGGAAATTATAAATAATCCTACTAAACCTGTATCTATACCACCTACTCATATAAACAACCCTAGGCATGTAATACCGGTACAAAATTCATCTAGTAACAAAATAACATATAATAGTATTCCTAGGAAATTTGAAGGAGAAACTATTTATTTAATTGGAGGTGGGCCATCTTTAAGAGATTTTAATTTTAATTTATTAAAAGGATCAAAAACTATTGCAATTAATAAAGCAATTCTTTTTTATCCAAATGCTGATGTTTTATTTTGGACAGATACAAGATTTTATAATTGGCATAAAAATGAAGTAGATAATTATAAAGGTTTAAAGTTTACACTTAGACCTAGTAGTCAATATACTGAAGATATTAATTTATTAAAGAAAGGCAAGCCTCATGGTTTGGAATTAGATGATCAAACACTAGCTCATGGTAATAATAGTGGATATGCTGCAATTAATCTGGCTTTTCACTTAGGAGCAAGACGTATAATTTTATTAGGATTTGATATGGGTAATCATATGGAGAATAATAAATTAATTACTCACTTCCACGATGGCTATCCTTCAAAGGCTGCACCTGATCATGTTTATAAAGATAAGTTCTTGCCTGGGTTTTCAGAATTAAAATCAGAACTTAATGATTTTAGTAATTTAAAAGGTTTAGGAATAACTGTATTAAATGCATCTCCTTATAGTAAATTAAATGTATTTCCTAAAATTACAATAGAGCAAGCTTTAAGCTTTAGATGATTTCTTTGCATAAGTCATAAACTCTCTCTGTTCTTTCTTAAGGAGGTGTTTACAGTGTTTAGTAAATTTGATAGATGTATCTATAATTCTACCGTCAACACTTCTGTTCCGTGAGTTATGGGCTTTAGTACATTTGCTGCAAACAAAATTTTCTACCTTTTTAGAATCCATTCTTGATTTAATAGGAGCTTTACAAATTCCGCAATTCCATTTAATTAAATCAGCATCTTTTTCTATTTCCTTAAGAGTAGTAAAAGTTTCTCTAAAAGGATTCCATATAGCTTTATTAACATTCTTTTCATGGCCATTCATATCCTCTACTTTAAATATAACTTCAAAAGCTTGAGTATCAGAATCTAACCATTTCATGTGGCGGTTATTTAAAAGCAATTTTTGCTTCAAAGGCGGAAGGTTTTCTAGAAGAATACCATACCGCCTTTTATACCATCCAAAGTTTATTTTACGAACTTTATACATA